GACTGGAGTTCAGACGTGTGCTCTTCCGATCTGCCAGCGTCGAAGATATTGCGGAATATTTCCGCAAGGCCACCGCATACGAAGAGGAAATGAATCCTTTCGCAGAAGCACTCTGCGAGGCGGCAGGCATCGATTGTAACGCTATGTGGGACGACCCGTCAGGCCCATGGCCGTCGATCGAAGCTGCAGCCGAGAAGCTGGGCGTGGAAATCTACTAAAGGAGGAGAAAAAATGAAGTACGAATGGACTACCGCGAAAGGCTCGAAGGTCAAGCTGGACATCAGCACCAAAATCATCACCGAGCGGGTGAACAACCTTGACGGGTGGGAATACACCGTGCCCTGCCATGAGTGGATGTACACAATCAACTCACTGCTCGTAAACGGGGAGGAGCGGAAGGCAGGGGCACACAGGCACGAGTTTGGGCGGTTCCCTGGCCCCCGTCGTGTGGCCTATGAGTTTTATCTCCCAGTAGACGGAAAAAAGCAGCGGGCGCTTGTGGAAATTCCGCCGGAAATCGAAGAGGCCATTTATGGCGAAGAACGTGCTTATTTTATGGCGAAGTTTGAAAAGGAACAGGCCATCGAAGAAGCGTATCAAAAGCATCACGATGCAGTGCAGCGCATGCTTGACTTGTAAGGAGGAAGCGAAATGAAGTTGATCGACGACTTGGAACTCGTGTATGACGAGACCCCGAAGGGATACTGTGGGGACGGCGGCCACGCCCGCGTTAGAATCGTGGGTAAAAACACGCGCGTGACCGTGTGGCAGGGTGTCACCTGTGCCTGTGGGCGTGGGTGCTTCGGGTATGACTGCGTGCGTGATGATTGGGGATATCATGACACAGACATTGAAGAGTTCAGGGCGGACTAAGGAGGCAAGAGCACATGGTCATTACTTTGGCTGAGTACGCCAAGCGCCACGGCCGTGCACTTGCTACCGTGCGGCAGAAGGCATATAGAGGCGGCTTCAAAACGGCCCACCGTGTGGGTCGAGACTGGTTCATCGACGAGGACGAGCCGCTCGTGGACAACCGCCGGAAGCTGACGGCGAAAGATGTTTTTACCGCCGAAGCATACGGTCCCGGCGGGCTGAGCGCCGAAGAGCGGCGGCGCGTGCTCAAACTCGAGCAGGCGAAGGAGATCAGCGGCTGGCGGCAGTACCCCAGCACGTGTGAGGCGATCTTTCAAAACATCCTCGACGCGGGGATGTTTGACCGCTACGGCGCAATGCAGCTGGGCGAGATCGCCGCCCTGCTGAAAAAAGTTTATGACAAAGGCGTGGCCTATGGCCGCGAGCACCCAGAATATTGACAATCCGCCCCACGTGGGCTATACTGAAGTTGTCCCCACACATGGACGCTTGTGTGGCGCGGTGGCCAGCAATTCCGGCCGCTGTGGATTGAAACACTTGCAGTATTTGTAACAGGCGCATTTTTTGCATCGGTTATGCCGGAAGCAAAAAAGAAGCCCGACGGGAAACACTCCCGCCGGGCTTCTTTTTTTATCTGTTCATTTTGTCGTGGATTGCTCGCGCATAGCGTTTTACTGTGCGCTCGCTGACATTTAATTCGGCTGCAATTTCAGCGTTTCTGCGTCCTCTTCGGCGCATATCAAGCACCGCGTGCTCGTCGTCTGTGAGTAAAAAACACAGGTCGTCATACTCGCCCCGGCCCATGCAGAAATCGAATTTGCTGCCCATAGCTTACTCCCCGCCAAGCAGCTGCTTAAACACCTGGTGCAGACCGGTGGACGCAAGACCAGATGCAAGGCCGGACAAAATCACACCAGCGTCCACGGCGGGCCAGTGCATCCACACGGCCAGAATCACACCCAGCACGGCGCACATGGTGGGAATGTACTTGTTATCGACATCCTTCACCCACGACTTTACGACATAGCCCACGCACAGGCAGATGCCCACGATGACAGGCACCATATACTCGGAAATGAACGAAATATCCATAATTATTCCTCCTCTAGCGCCTTCAAGCGCTGCTCATGCTGGGCCAGCTCCTTGTCGTGGCAGTCCAGCCGCTTATAAAAAATTTTGTGACTTTCGCGGTTTTCGCCTTCCAGCTTGTCCAACGCGCGCTGAAAGTTGTCCACTGCGACTGTCAGTTTTGTAATGTTGCTGTTGAGCTTAATGAGCGGGCCGCTCACAGAGCCGATCAGCCCTACAAGCACAACAACAACGCCAACCACCGTCCATTCTTGCATGTCAGCCCTCCAGCAGTGCGGGGTTCACTAGGCCCAGCAGCTTGTCCAGCTTTGCCTCAATGCGGCCCAGCTGCTCGGTGTAGTCCTTGCCGCTGTCCGGGGCCGGAGTGGGGGCAGGCGTGGGTTCCGGCTCCGGTTCGGGGTCCGGCTCAGGCTCGGGCACATACTCCACGCAGCCCACCGCCAGAGCGGCGGCCTTTGCGGCGATGGCCTTCCGGTCGCCTGCGCTGGCGGGGCCGATGATGAGATAGTCGCCCGCATCTTCGTGGGGCAGGCCCAGGCTGTCCGCCAGGGCCGCCATCGTCTTGCGGTCGCCGCCCGAAACCGGGCCTACTTTCAGCATATCGCTCATGGGTACATCCTCCTCTTTCTTCCCGGTGATGATCGCCGGATAGTCCTTGTACGCATGGTTGCAGTCAACCCGCCCCGAAATGCCCGGCACACTGCCGTTGCTGGTATACTGCCACATACCATAGGGGCCGGCGTAGTCCGTGCGGGTGGTGTAGTGGGCCAGCCAAAAGTCATAGCGGCTCAGGGCGGCCATATCGAGATACGCCGCCGCGAAAGACTTGTAGGTGTACAGGATGCAATAGCGCCCCAGCTCCTCAATGCGGCTCAAAAAGGCCGCGCAGAGGCTCGAGTTCGCGGGGCGCGAAAACTTTTTGTACAGCGTGGCGTGCTCAAAGTCCAGAGCGATGGGCATATCGCACACAAAGCCTTCCAGCATGGCCACACAGGCACTTGCAGCCGCCTTCATAGCGCTTTCGCTCGTGGCGTAGCTGTACAGATACACGCCGGTGTGAAGGCCCGCAGCCTTTGCCCCGGCCATGTTTTGGCGGTAAAAAGGATCCTCAGTAATGCTCCCATCGCTGTTAATCCAGCCCTGCCGCACCATCGCAAAGCTCATGCCGGATGCTTTTACCTTGTTCCAGTCGATGGTGCCCTGATACTTCGAGACATCAACGCCTTCCATGATGCTCAATCCAACCACCCCATTTCCCGCAGGTCGGCCCGTACCTCGTCGATTTCTGCCTGTGTGATTTCGTCCATCGCGGCGACAGGGACACCAGCCGCATCGGCGGCCGCCTCTTGTGTGCTGCCATAGACAAGGGCTTTGATGGCCTCCTGCTTTTGCTCGTATGTCATGTCAATTCACCTCCACGACGGTTACATACAGCCCCACCAGCTCACTCAGCGGGTGATATACAGGGTTCCCGGTATCACGGCTGCACAAGTATAAAGCACCGTCCTGCGTGTAATACTTTCCATTCTCTAGCGCCATGTTGCCGTTGTACGGGATGGGGTCGTACTTTGTGCCATCGTGCTCTTCGCAGATTTCGGCCCACAGGCTTTCCGTGCCGGTCGCACCCGGTGCCCAGTCTGCTTGTGATGTGTGCTCCTGCCGCAGCTTCCAGAGCTTCCCGTTGCGCGTGACTTTGTAGCCTGCCGTGCAGCCATTTGCGGCAGTGTAAGCCTTGCCGCTCTCCCACTCGGGATAAAAGGCCACCATGCGCAAGGCTGTTGCGTCGTCCACTGCAAGCGTGTTCACCTGCTGGCGGATAAGCATAGCCTGCACTTCTTCGGTGGTCAGCGGCCGCTTTTTTTCTTCGGCAGCCTGACGTGATGCCGCATCTTCAATTTCCGCGACTTCTTCGGCGGTCATTTCGCGGGTTACGCCATTTTCGCAGATTTTCACGTTCTCACCCCTTCCGCTTGTACAGCTCGATTTGTGTTCCCGCCGCGACTACTTTTTTAGCGTATCCGCAAATCACAACAGCGTCAAAAACTGGATATTTTACGTTTCTGACGGCAAACGGATACTCGACGTTACTCTCAAAAATTACCGGAAAACTTGCACCTGTAGGGTTTCCCAGCGTCCCAAAAATGTTGGTGGTGTTGGCGGACACCCCTCTCAGCACGCACATGTGGTAGCCATTGATGATTTTTGCATGCACGACATCATACGTTGCAACGTTACCTTTTGTAATACTCTGTGTGATGACTGTAACCGTTTTGCCCCACCTGGCATCTTTGCTGAGCCCTAATGCGCGCCCACTTGACGCAGTGTCATCGGCAAAAGGCTTCGTAAGGATGACCACTGCCGCCTCTTTAAGCGCGAATGGGTTCCCGTTGCTGTCAACGTCTTTTTTGTAAAATGCCGTGTCCTCAGGGACTTCGTCGCGGAACACAAGTTCCCACTCGCTTGACAATCCGCCTGCCATGTCCACCGGAACCCATGCGGTCGGCTTGCCGTTCTCGTCCACCGCCGAAATTTTCGCAATTTGCCCTACTTGCGCGCCGGTGACGTCCATCCCGGATCCATCTTTGCCAGCAGGGCCTTGCGGGCCTGTGTCACCGGCTACACCGCGCGATGGCTTGCCCGTGTCGGTAGCACCTAAAAACCAGTTGCCATTTGCGCCGATTGTGGGTGTGATACCGTCTGTGCCGTCCTTGCCGGGTTGTCCGTCCACGCCATCACGCCCGGGCGCACCATCGGTACCATCACGGCCCGGCTGACCATCTGCGCCGTTTTGGCCCGGAGCGCCATCTGCACCGGGTTCGCCTTTTTCGCCGGGTTCACCTTTCAGCTCGGCCAGCGCAATCAAATTTTCCCACGTCTCGCCGTCATCCGTGCTGTACTGGATGTATCCGCCATCCGTCCGCATGGTGATGCTTCCAGCGCCACCAGAGCCGGTTCGTGCGGCCTCGTTGATAGCGGCCACAAGGTTCGCTTTGGCCTTTGTGGTCAAATCATCAAGGCTGCCGATTTGCTTCTGTACCGCTTCCAGCGCGGCGGCGGTGTTTTTCTCCACCTCATCCACCAGCTGCTCCCATGCAGGCGTACCCGGCTCAGGCATGGTGCCGTCCTCTGTGCCGGAGTTGCTGCCCACTCTGTACCGCAAGTCAGCGCTTGTCACGGTCTTTTCGCCGTCGCTGCCCTCAAAGGTGATGCATCCGGTGCCGGGCTGTGCAGTCACGCTTGCAGGCACGTCCACAAATCCATCTTGCACGAGGCTGCTTGCGGGGTCGGTGCCGCCGGGCAGGTGCCAAAAGGCCCGGATTGTCAGGCCATCCCACTCGCCTTCGGCAGTGACAAGCAGACGGTACACGCCCTTGTTTTTGGTGTAGCCCAGCGTCACGGGAGACGCAAAGCTCACTGCGCCGCCAGTTGACGTAAGGGTTACAGGTAGCTCAATCATGTGTTTTCACCCCTTTCACACGTAGCAGATAACGCCTTGCCCGTGCGGCGTACCGCCGCCGTAATTGTTGTCCCACTGCATATAAATATTCTGGTTTGCACTCACATAGAACGTAGCAACGTACAAATTGTTACGTCCTGGCGTGGCCACCTGCTTATTGCCGATGATAATGGACTTGATTTGCATATCGTGGTCAGCGTCGCCCGCAAACAGGAAAAGCAGAGTGCCAGCGGCGGGTGTGCTTCCCAGCAAATGAGAAGAGTAGTCAGTGGGAATGGAGCCATGCCAAACCGCCTTCGTCACGCCGGTTCCTTTTACGCCAATCACCGTGCTTCCGGCGCAAATCTTTTCTGCCGTCAGGCCGATTGCGCTGGCTACTTTGGCAAAAGTCTCGCCCACATAGCTGTTCCCATCGTAAAATCCAGCAGGGGGCTGCAAGCACAGCCTGGACACGCCATCAAGGTTGCTGTTTATCTGCGTGTTCGCCGCCACGGGAGTGACGGGCGCGCCGGGGTAGTATTGGCTGATTCCCACCGCCCCGTTTTTTCCCACAGTGTTTCGCGGCAGAATGGAACCGGTTTTGAGCGATTTATCGCCGGAATAAAACTTTTTGCCCGAAATCACGTCTCCGGTGTCTGCATCGGCGAGGGCGAGCTTGCTGTTTGATAAGCCCCCGCCGCCATTAAAATTTACCTGGGTGCCGTCCCACACAAAGCTCAGCCAGCGGCCGCTCAGGGCCTCGCCTGCCAGCGCGTCCGCAAAGGTCTCGGCACCCACGTAGGCGGGCACGGTTTTGCCGTTCAGCTGCAGGGTATCGCCCGCCGCCACGTTGGCGGTCAGTTTAACGCGACCACTTGCGCCGCTGCCGGTCAGCTTGTGGACGGTGCCGACTTTGGTGTGCTGATACAGGTGTACACCCTGCGAATCCGCATATGCAAAAATGTCTTGCGCACGGCCCTTCGGGTCGTAAGTAGCTTTTAGCATGGCGGCCGTGCCTGCGTTCAAGTCGCTCAATTCTTTGCGAATTGCCGTCAAATATTCCGTGAACTGCTGGTTCATCGTGGTAGTGTCCACTGTCACCCAGTCGGTCACGATGCCGCACACGGACTTGTCAAGCCGCTCGTCGGTGATGTTTGCGCTGGTGAGCTTACTTGCAGCAGCAGCAATGTAAATCTGAGCCAGAGAAATCTGGCGTTTGAGCGTGTTGTTTGTAAGTGTAGGTGCTGCCGGAGAGGCCGCCGGGGTGCCTTGCAGCAGCTCAATGCGAGGCTTTGCGGCATAGTCCACCGTGTCCCACGTCACCACAACGCGGTCAATGCGCGGGTTCACGGCGTTCGCAATTGCGGCCGTGAGCTTCAGCTCTGAGCCGGTGGTGTTCTTGTTATCATTCCAAAAAACGCTGCCGTCGCCATCGCTATTGGACAGCCAGCCCACGCCGTCGGATACTTTCACGGTCATGCCGCTGTCCAGCGTCACTGCGAGGTTGTTTTCTGCGCCAAAAACGCCGCTGGTGCGCCCGTGCAGCCATTTCATCACGTATTCAGCCCCGATGTACTCGTCCGAGTTGTTCGGGAAGTTTTTGATTTCGGCCAATTTATCACCCCATTACTGTTAAAATTGGGTCTCCGATTGTAAGCCCAATCGACGTGCTCCGCTGGTCTTGTGCGTATGTCATTCCGGTTATTCTCGCCTTGAATTTGACGTTATGGCGTTGTGAAACGCACCACACCAAATCCCCGATGTCATACGCCACGCCCAGCTCGCTTGCATCCGCGCTCAGGTTAAAGCTCTGCCGGTTGCGGTGGCTTCCAAGCTGCAAAGCGGCATACGTCTGCACCCGGCGGGCGAAGGTGTCATTGGTCTCCGTCTTGCCTTGTGGGTCGCCGCTGAATTCCGCCCACAGCTCGCGCCGGTTTTCGCCGGTTTCCTGCCCGGCGGTGGCGATACACTTGCTCCCGTCGGCATACTGCGCCGTACAGTAGCACACGTTTTTGTAGCTGCTCACGTCCTGATCTATCACCAGCTGTGCAGCCGTGCCGCGCTCTGCGACAAAAGAGACTGCTTTCAGGCCGGTTGTGCGGTCAACGCCCTTGTAGATTTCCCATGTGATGGTCTTTGCTTTGTAGTCAAAAACCGCCCGCTGGCCTAAATCCGCGTCCGACAGGATTTCCTGCACGGCAGAAAGCAGCTCTTCTCCGTACACCGTCGTCGTGCTGGTTGTCTCGGTCAGGCCCTTTTCGGTAGCGGTCAGGATGGGCAGGCCGCGCAGATTTGCCTTTACGGCCGCGTAAATGTCTTTTTCAACATTTGTCACTTTGTATGCCGTTGCAGCCACGCGCCGGTTTAGCCGGTTGTTGAGCGTAAAGCCGTTGAGTGTGATTTGATTGTTTTCATCGTCAAATTGCACTTCAGCCACTTCAAACGCGAGTTTTCGCTCCACAAGATACACAATAGCGTCATTTTTTGCAATTGAGATATTGTAAGCGTCCATCGGCAGCACGATGGTGAATTTCCCCACATCGTTATATTTGACGCTAAATTGCACGCTGATTGCGTGTGTGATCTCGTGGCGGTTGCTCAAATCTGGCTCAAAGATTTCGATTCTCATACAACCGTTACACCCGCGCTTTCTTCGGAAAATTCCACCGCCATTTCAACATTTGCAAGCCCTGCATCGGCTGTAGGCTTCCACGCATTTCCACCGGTGTGAATCCGGAAAAGGTCGCTTTCCAGCGTCAGCGCGCCCCGGCAGTCGCCGTCCACGCTGGAAGTCACATATGTGCGGTCGTGCGTCACCTCGATTGTCACGCGCTCGTCTTTTACCAGCGTTTTCTCAAGCCGCAAAAACTCGCCGGTCTCCATGTTCTCCACGCCCACATTTTTAGCAGTCTCGCCCAAACACGTGATGGTCAGAGTGTATGGCACATCAAACTGGCCAAAATTCTGCAGCACGATGTATTGCAGCACCATGATTGCGCCAAATTGGTATTTTTTGCTCATATTCCACGGGAAACGGAACTTTTTTTCGATGCCGCGAAGCTGGCTGCTCTTGCTCTCCGCGCTGCCCCAGTAGGGATAGGGGGCGGTGAGGCCAACCTGAAAAGGCGCTCCGAAGGCGGCCGCCCCGATCGTGGGGGAAGCCGTGACGGCCACCGCTATGTGCCAATCACCGGCGTAAAGAGTGCCGGACAAGTCCGGGCGAATCACAGTCACAAGCGCGTCTTTAAGCTCCTGCGCGTTGTCTCCCACCACTTTGCCGTTGATCGTGATAGGGCGCGGCTGAATGCTCTTGCTTTGGACGGTTGCACCCACTTGCCCGATGCCCTGCGCGGTGTTGACGTTGACGGAAAGAGTGTCCACGCCAGACGGCAGGCTGATTAGATAGCCGTGCGCATAGTCAAAGACAATCTCCTGTCCCAACTCGTTGACGTATCGAAAAGTTTTGCTCAAAAAGCTCATGCCAGCGCCCACCTCGCTCTCTGGAAGGCGGCAGCCGTAGAAGCCGCCAGCTCAACAGGGCTTTGCTTTGCCGCATAGATTGTCTGCTGCACAGTAAAGCCACCGCCGCCGAAAGCGCCGCGCCTGTAGTTTTCGGCCTCTTGTGCCGTTAGCACCATTTCGCCCCGGTGCAGGTTTGCCACATAGTTGTTATAAGGCACATAATCAAGGCCGCCCGCGTGGCTGCCGTTGGCTTTCATCGTGCCGGTAAAGCCGTCCACAATGCCGTCCACAAAGCTGCTCACCTGCTTTTTCACCCAGCTTGCCATGCTCTTGATGCCGTCAACCAGCTTTTTGGCCGCATTCACGCCCACATCAAAGATTTTTTGTGGCAGCTCTTCCACGCCGGTGATCACGGCGTCAACCAGCTCTTTCGCGGCGGTCTCGCCCTTCTCTTTCAGTTCAACCGCCCACGCAACCACTTTTTCAATCGTTGAATCGAACTTTTCTTTTGCTTTTCCGGGCAGCTGTGTGAAGAATTCAACTACGCTATTCAAAAAGTTTGAAGCCGCGTCAACGGCATTTTCTCTCATTTGCCATGCCCAATTCATCACATTTGTGATTGTCTGCATCAAAAAATTCCAGACGTTTGTCGGCAGCTGCGTAAAGAATTCAACCACGTTGTTGAGGAAGTCTTCTCCGGCTTCTTTTGCATTTTCGGCCGTTTCTGTCGCCCAAATGATAATTTTGGCAATGGTTGAGCCTAAAAACTCGCCGACTTTGTACGGCAAGTTTGAGAAAAATTCGGCCACGTTGTCCACAAATCCAGTTGCTGCGTCAATGGCGTTTTGTTTTACGTCACTGCCCCATTGCACAATGGATGCAATTGCGTTGGACAAAAATTCAGAAATTCGTTCGGGGATGGATTTGAAAAATTCGATGCCATTGTTGATTGCGTCCGGGAGCGTCTGGGTGAAAAATGTCACAATTCCATCAATAGCGGCTTTGACCGCGCTAACCAGCTGAGAAACCATATTATTGACGAAATTGCGAAACTTTTCGTTTGTTGCATAAAGTGTAGCAAGCGCTGCAACTACCGCAACAATTGCCGCAATAACGAGACCGACGGGGCCACCCAGCGCGGCTACAACGCCGCCCGCCTTCTCTACGGCGGCAATAACGCCCTTGACCTTTGCAATCACTTTCAGCACCTTGAAGTATGCATACAGAGTTGCCAGAGCACTTACAATGCCCACAACCACAGGAGCAATTGCTTTCAGGATTTCCAGCACGCGCTGGATTTTATCAATCGCCGCATCAACATCAAAGTTGCTCACCGCTTCTGTCACTTTGTCAACAGCATTTTTCAACGGTTCCTCGAACTTTTCATAAATCGAAATGCCGACGCCTTCTAGCGCCGATTTGAGAATGACGAGCTTGCCCTGCAAGTTGTCTTGCATCGTGTTCGCCATGTTCTCGGCTGCATCGGTGGAGTTTGCGATAGCCCCGGCAAGCTTGTCATAGTCCTCTTGCGACGCATTCACGATAGCCAGCAGGCCAGACATTGCTTCTTGCCCACCGATTGCAGATGCAGCCGCAGTCTGCTCTTGCTCCGACAGCCCGCCAAGCGATTCACGCAGATTTTGCATGATCTCGGACAAGCTGTGCATCTTCCCGTCGCTGTCGGCAATTGTGATTCCGTATTTTTCCATTGCCGCTTCAACTTCGTCTGTAGGCGATGCCAACCGTGTTAAAATGCTCCGCAAACTTGTGCCTGCCTGCGAAGCCTGGATGCCGCTATTCGCCATTAGGCCAATGGCCTGTGACAAATCCTCGATGTTAAAGCCCAATGCACCAGCGAGTGGGGCGACGTACTTAAAGGTTTCGCCCATCATAGAAACATTGGTGTTCGAGTTACTGGACGCAGACGCAAGGACGTTTGCAAAATTGCCCGCATCTTCGGCGCTTTTTCCCATTGCGGTTAGCACATTCGTGACGATGTCCGACGTGGTGGCAAGCGATTCACCGGACGCTGCAGCCAAATTCATGATGCCCGGCAAGCCTGCCAGCATATCCTCTGTTTTCCAGCCCGCCATAGCCATGTACTGGTATCCTTCAGCAGCTTCGGACGCGCTAAATTTTGTGGTTTTGCCCATCTGCTTCGCCAGCTCGGACAGCTTCTCCATATCTTCGCCGGTAGCGCCGGAAATAGCTTGCACCTTCGACATCCCAGCCTCAAAGTCGCCGCCTACCTTGATGGCATAGCCGCCAACGGCGGTGCCCAGTCCTGCAATCGCCGTGCCGACTTTCGCCAGCGTTCCGGCAACTTTTTCAAAGCCTTTTGTGTAACTATTTTGCAGGTCGGTTACAACGCTTTTTGTGTTTGTCTTTGCCTTTTTCAGCTGGCTCTCATACTCGCTCGTATCCAGCGAAATCTTTGCGCAAAGATTGAAAACGTCCAATTTCTCACCCCTTTCCCCCTGCATCACGCAGTTTTTTGCGCATATGATCTATGATTTCGGCCGATGTGCGGGTTTCTTCCGGCGCGGGGTGAATCATGTCATAGTATCGCGCAGGCCGTTCCCCGCCCTGCTGCATGGCCGCGATAAAGCTCAAAGCCGTGTCCGTGAGATAAACGCGGAAGAGGATTTCGTCCATATCCGCCTTTATCACGTGCGGCAGCGCCGACACAAGGGCATGTGCCCTCAGTTTCGGCAGCTTTGTCAGGGCCGGGATTACTCGCTCTGCGCCTCCGCACTGCGCAACGACGCGAAAAAATCCATGAAATCCTTATCTTGCAGCAGCTTGCGCACCTGGTTGCAGGTGGTGATGATGTTTTGCTTGCCGGTTTCTTCCGCCGTCAGGCCGTTAAAAGGCGACAGGATGGCGTACACGTCCGCACGGTGGGCCTTGAGCAAAATCGGCATAAGCGCGGCAATTTTGGCCAGCCCGAAGCGCATCACTTCTGCCTCGCTGCGTGTGCCAGCGGGCAGCACCTTTTTCAGCCCGGCCACTAGCGCCTCGTCCTGCACGATATTGGTTACAGGCACCGTGATCTCCAGCGCCACGTCCAGCGCCTCGTCAGTGCCCAGCTGCGAAAAAATCCTCATAGCTACTCCTTACTGCTTACTCGCTTGCCGCAAGGCTGTAAAAGACCATCGGCATGGTGTCCTGCGCGTCAATGGAGACGTGGCCGGTCAGCTCCACAGACAGCTGGCCCTTGCCGTTTTTGGTCGTTTGCAGGCTAAAACCGCCGGTGGACAGTGCATTTTTGATCTGGATTGCCACGCAACCGCCATCTGCGCGGTCGCCTACCCACCATAGGTCTGTAAAGTCGGTCTGTTTCAGGTCGCGGCGGGGTGTCACGATGTCATTCTTGCTGGCGGTGGTGGCGCTGATGTCAGCAGCACCCAGAGCCAGCTTGATAGCGTTCGCGCTCAGGCCCAGGCTGGTAAAGGACAGCTTGCACTCCCAGCTGTCCAGATGCTTCAGCTCTTTCATGTTGACGGGGCAGTTGTCCACGTCCTCACCCAGGTCGCTGTATGTGGGCACGCAGGTGGCGTTGATGCCGCCGGTGGTTGCGCAGATAATGTCCTCGTCAGCGGGCGCAGTGGGTGTGGCGGGCGTAAACTTTTTCAGCAGCACGCCCGCATCCAGCTGCAGCCCCGAAAAGGTATCCTGCGGGATTACGGTAAATTTACCCATTTAATCACCTCAATTTGGGCATAAAAAATCGGCGGTAACGTTGATGTGCCGCCGTTTAATGTTTCTATCCGTTTCGTCTGCCAGCGACTGGCACCAGGGGGAACCGCGTAAAAGCCAGATGTAACCATCGTCACACTGGATAGTGGCACCACCGATGCCCAAAGCCTCCGAAAGCTCTTGCACTTTAGCGTTCGGGACGGCCTCGCCGGTGGTGTAAAACCACATATTTACGGTCATTGAGACAGGGGCACCGCCCCATGCGTCAAAAACCGCGTCATATGTCAAGTAAGGAAAAGTGACATCCTCCGGTACCGCGTTGCTGGCGTATGCGTCCATAAATCGAGAGAAAAAAGCCTGTAGAGCTGCACCCTTTGTCATTGCGGTAAATCCTTTCGCTCGGCCGTGAAGAATTTAAGCCGCCGCAGACTGGCGGATGCACTCTCAGGGGCCTTTTTCTCTTCCGGGTCGCTGGTCACTCGGTATGTGGTGCCGGTGCTGTTATCGCGGTAAAAGTCGCCGTACTCGATGGGAACATCTTTGTCTACAAGGCCGGAGTATACGCTTGTCACGCCCTGCTTTTCAGCGGCGCGGGCCTGCATACTCGTATCAAGCGCAAAGTAGTTTTTAAACGTCGCCCCGTCAGTCCATGCGATTGTGTAACCGCCTTCGCCGTCCGGCTGGCGCGTTTTGTCCAGCAGCGTACAGTCACGCGCAAAATCGTCAAGCAAACTCATAGCTTCCTCCACTTTTCCAGCCGCGCGGCAAAAATGCTTTGCCAACTCAGCGCAGAGCCGCCTTGTGCAGTGTTTCCGCTTGCTTTGGTGTAACTGTACCCCCCGAAGCTCTCACTCTGGAAGGGGCTTTGAGCCGCCTTTTCGTTGGCTTCGCGCCATGCCTGCACATCCTCGGCCAGCTTTACAAACTCGGCCGGTACGGCAAGTGCCCACACCGCGCCGGTGAACTCTTCGTCCTGCAGCACACAGCTGCCGTACTGGTACAGCCCATCGTTAAACACGCTGCCAGCAATCCAAAAGTACTGGCCGACTTTAAGAAAAGGCAGCGCAATGCGGCCCTTTTCGACGAAAAAATGGCCCAAATGCACACCGCCCGGTACGACAAACCAGTTCTTGCACTCTCGCATCAATTCTTCAAGCATTACGCTGCCCCCTTATTACTTTTTGAACTTTGCCAGCACAACTTTTGCTTCGTTGGTCAGCGCCGCAACGTAAAACTCGTCAGCGGTGATCTCGGTGGAACGGTTACGCGGCTTGCGCTCGGTCTCCACGTTGATGCTGCGCTTGCGATAAATGGTCAGAGCGGGAACATCGTCCTCGGTTTCGCTGTCCTCATTCAGCTTGACGATGGGGCAAGCGTAGTAGGCGGTAGCAGCAGCCTTGACCTTATCACCGACAACCAGAGCATCAGCGCAATGGGGCTGAATCGTAGACAGATGCTTCTTTGCGGTAGTCTCGGTGGTAGCATCATCGACAATCTCAATGGTGCCGGTGCTGTTGTCCTTCTCGTACTCGATAGAGGGGACCTTGCGGCTTGCAACAACGCGGGTGTTGGCAATCTTGCCAATTTCGCCGGTGACAGCAACGCCAGCCTGATACTTGTCAGCGCTGATAAAATCAGCATCCTTGCGCAGGGTCGCCATCTGCTTGGGGTTGATGAACATCACCTTGTCGCTGTTAATCTCCTCGTTGAACACGTCGATAGCGTCCACAACGCCGCTGTACTTGATAGCGGCAGCAGTGCCGTCATACACAAGCGTAGCGCCCTGCAGGGCTTCCATGCAGTCGTTGTCGATTTTGGCAGCGATAGAAAGCGCCAGCTGCGCATTGGCTTCTCCAACAGGGTTGCCGTAGCCGGACAGCACAGCTTCATCGGTCAGGCCGACGCCCTTCATGGCCTTCTTGATTTTGTACTTCTTGTCTTTGGTGCTCATTTTGTCGATGTCAACGTCAACGCCCTCTGCAACGTCCTCTGCGTCACCAATGTAACCGTAAGACGGTACAGTAATGGTATCGCCGGGCACGCCAGCAAGGGTGTCATCCACCTTTGCAAAAGGTGCCACGCGGATTTTGTCGGGAATCTTTGCCGAAATCATATCGGCCATAACTTCGGGGTCAATCAGGTCTGCGAGTTTGGTCAAAATAGTATCTGCCATGTGTTAATCTCCTTTGTCGGTTCCATTGACCAGTGTATTGTACTGGTCAGGGTCAGTTTTTTTGAGCTTCAAGCGGTCGGCATAGCCCATTTTTGCAAATGCTGCCGCATCAATAGAGCCTGCGCCGCCATTGCCTGCGGGCGGATTCGATGTATTTGCGCCCTTCGTGCTGGTAGTAACGATGTAGTCGCTGTAAGATTCTTTCAGGCTGGTTTCCAGCTTGGCAGAATCCTTGATAGCGCCTTTTTCGTCCAGTTCCAGCTTGTCCAGCAAACCATCGCCTTTGCAAAGTCGGGCAACAGACTGCAAGCGTTTGTCGGCAATGCCGACTTTTTTCAGGGCGGTCTCCAGTGCCTTTTCTTTGGCAGCGGTTGCCTTTTCGGCGGCCACGCTGGTTTTGTAATCCTCAAAAGCTTTGTGCTCGGCCTCATACTTTTCCTTGTAGCCGTCATCGCCCTTGCCCTTGATCTCGTCCAGTTCCTTTTGGACGGCGGGCAGCTTCTCCGCATCGGCCTTATAGCGGTCAATGTCCGCCTTCAGGCCGGTGACGGTTTCGGCGTGGGCCTCGATAATCGTGTCCTGCTGCTCTTCGGTCAGGCCCATACCTTTAAGCAGTTTACGAGTAATTGCCATCTTTTGCTCCTTTTCTTCGGTGCCAGTTCTTCGGCATTTGCAATCTATAAAAAACGGCAGTTCTTCGCCGTTTTACCAAACTTATAAAAATGCAGCTGCCTTAAACAGCTGCAAAATAAAGAGCCGAAGGATTATTTATCCTCCAGCTCACTTTTGATAATTTTTTGATATTGCTGCGCGTGATCTGCCACGGCGGGCTTGATGTATGGCTTTGCTCTCTGGCCGTGCGTCATGTGCCAATTGCCTTGTGCGTCCTTGTAAACCCACGGGTTGGGTCTACCGCCTGTCACATACTTGCCCGTGCCCATCTCGACATAGATGGCATACTCGCTGTCTGTGCCCACATATGCGGCCTTTTCGCCAGGGTCTACCGTGTGCGTGATGCTGTTGCGCAGGTTGCCGGTATCAACGGGGCACAGCTTTTTTGCGTACCCCTCACCCACAAGCCCACATTTTTCAAGGCTGCGTGCAATGGCTGCATCAAGCGCGGACAGTACTTCAGCGCTGTGATCGTCAAGTGTTACTTTCATGGCGCATCTCCTAAAAATGGGCATAAAAAAACCGCCATCGGTTGATAGCGGTTCTAACATTAGTTATCAAAATCCGCGTGCCATTTGCATTCAAGACACTTTTTACATTGGTTATCGTTCCACTGGATAGGCGGGTTGTAGTCCTTCAAAATTCGTTCGCTAATCATTCCGTCTGCAACGTCAACTATTTCCATACACGTTGCTCCGTCTATCTGCCCCTCAATGACTGGGCAATAAACTGTGTTCATTCAAACACCTCCATAATCGCTTCCGTGTCTGATTTGTAATCTTTTCTGCTATAGGATGTTTTAATTTGCAGCGTTTGAGAATCTACATATGCCGCCCCATATTTTGAATAATAGTTGATGCTTTCAACTTTGTCCCAGCGCTTTCGCCTGATGGAACAATATGCATTATCAACGTACCCGCGTGCCTCTTCCACTGTGCAACCATGCCTTGCAGCATGTTCATCGCGAAATACCAGCTGAGAAATATCAATTTTCTCCGGTGGTACTCGAATTATGCCTTTCACTCCTGTTGCCTTAACTTGCTGGAATTTTTGAAAATCGGTTTCGGTTGCTTCTGGGACACGTCGCTTATACGCTACAAATTGCTTTGTGTAATCCCATCCGTCTCCACTGTTATACTTCAAATTTTGAAACTGTGCAAATGTTCTCAGGGCGTTTTTTCCAAGCACTTTTTGGTATTCTGCATATTGCTCTTGATCGGCAGAAAGGTTCCTAGCCTTTTTCTGGTATGTGTCCCATACATATCGGTTTTCTGATTTTTTCCAGCTTTCCCATTGCGCATAGGTCATATCCGAGACAAGTATGCTTTTTCCCGTTTCCGGGTCTCGTGCACGGCGTAGAGGGTTCGGGGTTTTTGGCGCATCGGCAAGTGCCGCAATAAGCGTACAGCGGCAGTTATACACAAGATATCCCGGTGCGCTTGTGTCGCCGGGATACATGATCTCATAGCCGTCCACATGAAACGGCTTGTCTGTTTCCGCCGTTTGCCCATCCAGCATAGCGTGGGCGTGGCGTGTGCGGCCGTCCAGTGTGGCCAGCCACTCCTTTTTCAGCTTGATGCCCATCCCTTCGGCGGCGTGGTAACTGTCCATTCTTCCCGCATTCTGCGCGGCTGTAACGGATGTTCTCGCCGTTCTGATTGCGCTTGCCCGGCTCATGTTTTCCATGCGTTGCTGCATATCATCCGCAATCCTGGATATGCTTTTACCCTGCAAAATACTGCTTGTTATACTGGCTGTAATTTGCTTTTTGCCATAGTCGAGGTCAATGCCTCTTTTCAGCGCCCGTTTTGGTGGATAATACGGCATAAGGCCCGGTTGCTCATCAATCAGCCTCCGCACCGTCTGCTCATCCCACAGTGTAAAATCTGCTTTGTCGCTGATTTGCTCAATCGTGTATGCAGCATAGTTTCTGTTCAGGGCGTAAATCCCCGGTGTCGCACCGTTTACGTAAGCAACGGCCACTTCATGCGCGTTTGTGTACCGCTTGGCTACTTTATCGCGCAAGGCTTCAAAACGCTTTCCGCGCCCTATCTGCGCAAGCCGCCACTGCTTGTATTGCTGCTCTGTGATTTCGCCTGCATCGAGCTTTTCTTTCATGGCTGCATCACGCTTCTTGAATTGCTCAAAATAGGCTTTCACCGTGTCGGTCAATTCGTCAGCAGCTTCTTTGTATAGCTTTGCGATGCGCTGTTCCAGCTTGGAAAGCTCGGCATCTGTCATTTTGTGAGCATAATCAAGTTTCGCCATTGCCGTTCATTCCTTCTCCCGGCTGGTTAGTAATTGTACGTTCTAGCTCCTCGGCAGCCTTTCGATTCAAAAGCTCTTCTACTTCTTCAGGCGTCAGCCATGGCAGGTGGTTAAGCACGGCCTCATCGTCAAGATACTCTGCCGCCGTCATAACCATCTGCGTCTCTTCAGTCTGGTTTGCAATGCGGTTCCACTTGAAAGACGGTTCATCTTCTACGCCAACGATTTTTAGCAGGTTTGCAATGAAGCTGCGGATGCAATACTCAAAATCGCCGCATTTATCGTCCTGCTGCTGGTACGACAGTCGAATTGCTGTGGCCGTCATGTTGCCAGATAGTGCCTTTGCAGGATTCATGAGCATTGAGTTCTCGTACATATCATCTTTCAGGTAGTCAAGCAGCATTTTGTTGGCATCAACGGGCACCGCAAGAGTGTTTGCCTGCGCATCTACCCCGCGATCAAGAACAACAGCGTGCAACTGCTTCATTCGATTGACAAAATTCACCAAATCAGCATCTTCCATGCCGCCGGTGCCTTTCAGCACCCAGTAAAAAGCGCTTGTTTCGTCTATGTTATTTGCCATACCCGACATGATAAAGTCATAGCAATCAATGCTTGGACGGATACCAATTAGCTCCGATTCCTGCAAATCGTTGGCATATATGGGGATAATCGGAAAACCCGGATAATTCTCACCTATAACATCAACAATGCCGTCTGCTTCTGTTCGCTTGATTTGTCGCTTGTATGGCTGCTTTTCCTGCAAAACCATCATTTTCTCTTTATCGCGCTGGATGTACTCTGTCAAACCGTCTGGCTCGTACAGCGTCCAGCGCTTTGTGCCATCCTCAAAGCTCCAATACCGCACACCTGCCCGCAGCGCTCGTGTATCCTGGTCATACAGCGGGGCAAATCCTGGGCTGTTTGGAGTGTCTGCAAAGCTAAATACTTCCAGATGGTCATAATTCCAGAAGCCAAAAGCAACGCCGTCAACACAAGCCTTTTTTGCTAAATCTTGCAATCGGTTGTCAAACTGCGTCCCCAACTTATCCTTTGTATCGCTTTTCCCAAACGTCACGCCATTGGAAAGCACATATTGCACCTGCTGCAACACAAACTGCCGAAAAAATCCGTGTGTCAGCTTGTAATTACTTGACCACACATCTTTTACCGCTTCGGCAGTTGCCGTGCGCAGCATTTTTTGATAGTTCAGAATCGTGATGTTGCGTTTTGCGTAATATGCTTCTGCATCCCGTGCTACTCTGTATCTTTCGCAGCCCTTGTGCTCTTGTACAAGCTCTTTCACAAATTCCTGGCGGGCACTTTCATCGTTTTGAAGTTTTTCTAAATTTTGGTATACCTTCATACTCGCCCCTTTAAATCAGCCAATTTACTGTTTGTGTTGCAGGTTTTCTCCAAATTCCTGCCGTCTGAATAACGTACCGCAAAGCATCCATAGCATGATCATTTTCTTTGATAACTTTATCTTCCGGGGCGGTTTCGTCCCAGCGGTAAAGCCCAAATTCCTGTATCGTGCGCTTGCAGCAGTCGTTTACCAGTAACTTTTTATCCGCAATACACTGTGCCACATGCTGGATTCCCTCAATAACGGTATTGTCAGCATCCCAAATTTTGAATTTATGTTCTTTTTCCACCAGAGTAATAAAAGAAGCAGCAGACGGGTCAACAATTAATCGTTTAATCGTCAAATCTCCCGCCAGTTGCTTTAAATCCACGTAATATTCAGCGTCAGTTTTTTGCTGATTCGTTTCTCTTCCGCTGTGGTAGAACTCTTTTACAACGTACCAAACACCGTCACAATGCCCAAATAACAACATTGCAGTAGGGTTCAAAATGCCGTAATCCATGCCGATATAGTAAGTGTCATATTTTCTTGGCACTGTTGGTACAACGTTATCAAACATCGGGTACACAAGACCCTCTGCAACAACCCACAAGCCGCGAATATAGCGGTCGTAAAACACACCGCTATACATATTTCTGTACCGTTCAAGCGTCTTTTGGCTCAGGCTTGGATTGTCCGTCATTGCAAACTGCAAATATAACGCATTTCTCTCTGCCCGACGCATAATCCAATTTTTATAAAACCAATGTTGCGGGCTGCCTGGGTTACAACTAAACCATATTTTCGCCCCGTCAACGCTGCATCTTGCAAGTGCTTGGTTTACAAAAGATTCCGGCATCAAAGCCACTTCGTCTAGCAGCACGCCAGCCAATGTGCGGCCCTGAATCAGCATAAAAGAGGATTCATCTTTGCCGCCAAAAACCTCAAAATAGTTGCGTTTCCCGTCCCTGCTGACAGCTTCAAGTACTTTGTCGGCACGTCTCCATTTGAGTGTATATAATTCTTTTGCAAGCGTCATGGAGATAAACGGCACAATGATATTTTTTTGTGCGCTGTCAACGGTTTTACCACAAATGCCAAACCGTTGATTGTCAAAACACTCCATTGCCCATTTTACAAACGCCCACGTTTCGATTGACGTTTTGCCAGAGCGAACAGCCCCATCACAAATTATTGCGTCATAATTGCTATATGGAAACGCAAGTATCTTTTTTTGCTTATCACTGATCGCCATCGCTCTTTAACGACCTCGCAAGCTCTCTTAGGCTGGCGCTCAGCCCATCATCTTGCACCGTACCTTCTGCGATTGTAGTTTCCACTTGATCTTTCTGGCCCAGATACTGTTTGCCGAGCCAAATCGCCATGCTTGCGTTCTTTTCGGCCAGCTTAAACTGCATCCGCCGCAGGCTGGATTTCCCCCTCTGGCTTTTGCTTTTATATGTGTCCGCAAAAGTTGCGCCATATGTCCGTTTACACCAGCGGTTTATAGTGTCCTCGCTACACTCCAACGCTACACAAATCTCCGCCTCTGTGCATTGGATACCACACAGATTCTCAAACAGACTTTGATCGATTTCTTTCCGAGGGCGTCCTGTTCTTGCCATAAATGCCCTCCTTTCTACGCTGGCGTTTGATAAACTTCTCCATGTCCCGCTTCAAGTACGGGCTGTTTGTCTTGGCGATAATCGTCTTTGCCTCTTTAATCGTCATTCAGGAGCACCGCCTTTTCTCCGGTAAACTTTTCCCATCGATCAATAATGACGTCGGCATACTTCGGGTCATACTCCATGCAGAAGGCGTGTCTGCCATTCTGCTCCGCTGCCATAATTGTTGTGCCCGAGCCAGCAAACAGGTCGAGAACATTCTCACCCGGCTTACTGGAGCACTGCATCTGGTAATCAAACAGCTTAATCGGCTTCATGGTCGGATGCTCCGCAGATTTGACAGGCTTATCGAAATTCAGTACAGTTGTCTGTCTGCGGTTCTTGAAGAAGTAGTGCTTCTTGCCTTCCGTCCATCCATAAAGGCAAGGCTCGTGCGCGTCCTCTTCAATTTCGCTCTCACCGTACAGGCAGGGCTCATGTTTCCACTGGAAATCCTGTCTCCCCATCACAAGGGAGTTCTTTACCCAGATCAGGCACTGCCGTACACGCAGCATTGCGTCTTTACACGCACCGCGAAAGTTATACCCCTCGCTGTCTGCATGCCAGATGTAGAACGGAGCACCGGGCTTCATGACCATTGCCGCATTGGAGAATGCATCCGTCAGGAAACGCCTGAATGCCGTATCCTCCATATTGTCGTTCTTAATCTTCCCGGCGGTGCCCTGATAGTCCACATTGTACGGGGGGTCTGTGAGCAGCAAATCCATTTGTGCCCCCCCCACGAGCTTATGTACGTCTGTCAAAGACGTGCTGTCTCCGCACATAAGGCGATGGTCTCCAAGCTGGTACACATCGCCCAGCTTACTCTTTGGGTCCGCCGGGATGACAGGGTCATAATCATCCTCTACAACAGAATCGTCCAGCTCGTCACGCAGACCCCAGTCAAAGTCAAAAGCAGATAGGTCAAGCCCAGGCAGCTCATCTGCCAGCAGGTCAAAATCCCAGTCGCTTTCGTTGCTTTTATTATCTACCAGTCGCAGCGCTTTGACCTGCTCAGGTGTCAAATCGTCCACGCACACGCAAGGCACGGTTTCCATGCCCAGCTTTTTCGCCGCAAGCGCTCTGCAATGCTCGATAACAATCACGCCGTCGTGGTCAATTACAATCGGCTGTACAAAACCATACTGCCGGATACTTTCGGCCACGTTATCAATCTGCTTTTTATCGTGCTTTTTGGCGTTTTTGTCGTATGGGATAAGTTCGGACAATTTTTTCTGTACAACGTCCATAAATTAGCCCCCTCAAACTAAATCCCTCAAAAAATCCCCTTTGCGCCATGAGGGGCAGCGCGTCCCGCCCTCCGAGCTTATCCTGTGCCCGGCTCACCCATTGGTTGGGCTGGCAGGTGTCGAACCTGCTATGTGGGAGTCAAAGTCCCATGCCTTGCCGTTTGGCTACAGCCCAATAAAAAAGCCCCGCATGGTACGCATCAGAGAGAGGCGCGCGGGGATGCCTGCCGGGAACTCCACCTTGCGTCCAAGCTGGATTTTTTACCGGGTCATCGGCTTTGGAGCCGCCAGAAGGACTCGAACCATCGGCCTGCTGCTTACAAGACAGCCGCTCTACCAACTGAGCTATGACGGCATAATGGGGCGTTTCCGCCCCTCCTACTTTGCGTGTAGGGCCGCCCGTGTGAACTTACCCGCCACACGGCACGGGGAACAAAACCTTTAGCTTTGATTTGGGTACCAGCCAACACAAAGCACATAAAAAGCAGACCACAATGCCGTCTGCTAGGGCAAAGTGTCGGTGTGTATGCCATAGGCGATGCACCGAGTACACCGCCGCAGGAAGGTCACTATTTGACGGACGGAGCGCAAACGAAAGGTACCAAAGAACGCTTCCCGCCCGCTGGCACATCACACGCCACCGGATAAAAAAAGCGCCGGGCGGCTATGCCGCTGGCGCTTTCCATCTTCACTGCTTATATTATAACACCCTGTTTTTCGTCTGTCTAGCGTTATTTTTCGCAGTATGTAACAACTCGTAAACAAATGTAATTAAACTATATAGCCATTCAGGATTTTTTCGAGGTTTTCCATTGCGCGGTTGTGCAGCGCCCGCCCCCAGCTGTAAGACTTGCCGCGCTCCCATGCTGCCTGACCAATGGAGACGTGCTTTCCGTACACGGTGTTGAGCATCCAGAACTCGTCTACTTGCAGCTTCTCCAGCGTCCTTGTGATCTCGTGCCGCTGTGCCTGCAGGCTGGCGATTTCCGCGTCAATGTCAACCGCACTTTCCACCGCGCCCGCCATTTTTTGCTGGTTTCCGCTGCCCTGCACCCTGTCCCCGGACTGCCGTGCGCCTGTGTCCAGCGCCAGCGCCTCCCAGCGGGCTTTTTCGGCCGCTTTGCTTGCTATCAGGATGTCGATACGTTCCAGCTGCTTGACGTACTCCCGTGCAGTCATGCTCACACCTCCTCAATGTCTTTCAGCCGCCAGTTTCGGCTCTGGGCGCGCTTGATACTCAGGCAGTACCCGGCAGCCTTTGCGCGCTCTGCAATCCGCCCTGCAATGGCCTCGTCAATCTGGCTCAGCTCTCCAATCGTGCGCTCGCTCGAGATGATCGTAATCAAATCCGGGTTGTTATAGCGGTAGTTGATGATCTCAAATGCCGCCTTGATGTCGGCCTCTGTGGGGGCGCGGAACTGACCGCCTTCGCCCTGCCCGCCCTTGAAAAGGTCATCAATGTACAGCACCGGCGTTTTCTTCAGCGCGTCCATCCGTGCCGCATATGCCGCTGAGTCCGTCACAATGGCCTTGATTTGAGCGATTTCGTCCCGCCACAGCATATATCTCGCCTCTTTGCCTTTGCGGATGTAGTGCACCGTTACGGCCGTGCAGAGATGGGTCTTACCTGCACCGCTCTGCCCGCCCATAAAAAGCCAGGTGTGCGCATCGTCCTTGCAAAATTGCATTGCCTTGTCTTTCAGGCGCTGCTGCCATTCGTCTGCCGCTTCGTATCGGTCAAATGTAAATTCTTTCACGACGTTTTTCAGCCCGGATGTCTGCAGCCGCCGAAGCGCATCCCGCACCCGTTGGCACTTGCACGGCACAAGCATCTCGTAGTAGTAGCCAAAGGCATCGTTGTACTTTACTGCGGCCGTGTAGCCCCGGTTTTTGCAAATGTCGCAGGTGTATCCGTCCACCTCGTCCAGATGCCCGGCAGACGCGTTGTAAACGTTTGCTTTTCGCTCCTCGTACTGCTGAGGGGTAAGGGCTTCATACCCACGTCCCGACTTGATACGCGCTGGCAGCGCCAGCTCCTTCCATTCCGTCATTTTGCGGTTCTCCCTTCTTCGTTGTGTTCTGGTTCAGGTAGCTCTCAAACTTCGGCCCGAACAGCGTTTCCGGCCGCAAGAACTTTTCCCACTCGGTGCCCATCCACTCAGCCGTCTTTTTGTCGATCACTGTCATAAAGTCCTCCAGAGTAAAGCCTTCGGCTACTCGAGCATGGATAACCTTCTGAGTTTTTGCGCTACTTGCTCTGTACTTTGTGCCCGCTTTTTCGTTCAGGTAGGTCACAACCGGAGTATATATATTATCTATCTCTTTCTCTATCTCTTTCTCTATCTCTTTCTCTCCGTTACAGTTTTGTTTCACTGGTGTTACATCGGTGTTACATTGTAACGCTTTTCGCTCTCTAAACTCTCTCACGCGTTTTGCGGACGACGTCTCACTCCCGGTATTTGCGACAGCATAAGGTACAAAATATTCCACGTTGTCATTGGTCTCTAAGAGGCCGCACGACAAGAGAAAATTTATCGTTACGCTGACATTTTCAGGTTCTTCGTCCAGATCGAGCGCCAGCTCTTCAGCAAAGGTTGATTCAAGTCCGGTATACTCCAACATACCGTTGTTTTTCATGGCCAAAAGCTGCATTTTGAGATAGATGATGGTGTATGTGTCGCCACCGGCAATTTTGCGCAATTTTTTAATACGTTTGCTCTTAAAAAAGTCGTCTTGCAGTTTAAGCCAGTAATACCTTTTTCCGCCTGTTGCGGCCATTTTATCAACCTCCTTCCCGCGGTTCCGCCGCGAAAAGCTCAATCACCTGCGCCGCCCGCGCCGTCATCTTCGGGATGCACAGCTCAGGGTTTGGCCCCTGATAGTAAGCGCACCCCTTGCAGTCGTCCACCGTGCGGGCCTTCCCGCAGCGCCGCAGAGCATCCGCCAGCTGGGCAAAAGTGATGTAGTCGCTCATTTTAATTCCTCCACATAGCACCAACTCTGGGGCGCACGTTTAATCTCCATAGGCTCTGCCCCAAATTTCGTTTTCCGCAGCTCCTTGAATTCGCTCAGTGACTTTGGCGTATCGTAGATTTGCAACTTGGAAATGTGCCAGCCGTACAGTGTTGCGCCTTTTCCGTAGTCCCACAAAGCACCGTCCACAAGCCTAGTCTGCGCCACAAAGTCATCATCCACATCGTAGATTCCATACGGTTCTGTTGCCGCCTTGATGGGTTCAACCCGGTCACATACAAATTCCCCAGCAACGTGGCCGTTGAAAACATCCCAGATTCTGTCTGCTGCTGCTCTGCCATACCCCGAAAGACGGGTAAACTCCGTAACCCAATCGCCCCGGAAAACATCACCCCACACAAGGAACGGCCTTGTGTTTGTGCAGTATATATAGCACTTGAAAGGCGTGTCCAAATATGGCTTTGTCTTGCGAACCTCGATTGTCTTCCCCCAGTTGGCAATCTTTTCCACCCACTCCGGGCGGATGCTGATAAGTACCGCTTTAACCATGTTCAGCCCTCCTGCACAGCCTGCAAAATTGTCTTTGTGATGATCTCGACGCTTTCGGTGGCCGTTTTCCCTGCAAGTCGGATTGTCTCAGGCGTTACATTTTTTGCGACAAGCATTGCAATGGCAGTTTCGCTCGACGGGACGAAAAGCGCAAGCAGAGCGCACACACACGTGACAAAAAAGAGCGTTTTCAAAAGTTTCGCCGCCTTTTTGTCAAATTCTCCGTAGTCACACGCATCCAAACTCGCCAGTATGAAAACTATAGTGCAAAAAATTGCGCCGACCATAGCAACGCACAAGGCACCAGTCCAAACCGTGTCACACACTCCAATCATGTACACCAGAAACGGGCTTACAATCGGCTCATTCATCCGTTTCCGCCTCCTTCTCGGTAATCAGCTCACTGTAAGGCAGCTGCTCAATCCACTTGCAAAACTCCCGCCACTCGTCAAGTTTGTGGTTGAGGCGCTGGCGGTAGATGTTCGCCAGCACCTCGTAATTCAGCATCACCGTGCGCCGCTGGTTGTAGCTGCTGGGCAGCATCTGGATAATCTGCCACCAGTATTTTTTGTCTTTGGTTTGAAGATAGAGATTTCGGAAAATGTTAAGGTTTTCAATTGTAGCTTCCATCATTTGTTTAGCAGAATATACGCGGGTAGGAATAGATTCGTCCGAAATCAAATGCTCGTGGCTGAAATCCTCCAGTGTAAACTCCTTCGCTGCAATTTTGTGCATGGTGCTGCACGAGTTCGCCACCGTCCCAACCTTGTATGTATCGTACTCCTTCCACCAGTACAAGGGGGCCGTTACATCCGCATAAACCACAATCATGCGCCGGTATTTCGCGTGTTCCGGGCCGGCTTTGGCAAGGCGCATCATCAAATCATAGTCGTTCTCGCCCACGCAAAAAGCAGATTTTTCGAGGGTTTCGTTGCATTCAATCGCCGGTTCATGGTCGTTCTCTACCATAGGACAATCGCAGTCCAGGCCATCATGGCAAGGGCAATCATGGCTGTCCATTTTGTCCCAGCTGTTGAGCGGATTTCGCATTCCCCGGATTGCGTGCCCCCACCCCAAAACTTCGGTGTTCTCAACTTTGATCATCTTTCCAACCTCCTTTCGGCCAGTGAAAAAGCGTCCACAAGCCTACAACAATAATACATAATTCTGCCAGCGCAATTGGCACCGCGATCAGCACCACAAGCGCCGTCAGGGCTTTAATCAGTATCGCTGCCAATGGGTGCCTCCTTGCGTGCGCCATAGCTGCAAAAATCGCTCTTCATCATATACAAATAGTCATTACTAAGAGCTGTGCAAACCACCAGGTCTTTTTCTTTTGCGACTGGGCGGCTATACCTGCAATCCTTGCAGCGCACCACCGGCACCACGTCATCCTCCGGAAAATACTGAAGTTCGTATGCAACCGCTTCAAACGCGGCTGCTTCAGCGCTGTTCGTTTCGGCAGCCTCTTGCCCCCACCTGCGGAGCATGTCAACAATATCGTCCTTGTCAATGTATTTTGCCATTTGGTGCCTCCTTGTCCATCCGTGCGCCGCAATTTGGGCAGAAATTCGGCTTTCTAAACCCATTGCAGTGCGCCCCTGTGGTGTTTACCCAGTTGCAGGCGCTGCACGTGCCGTGCTTATAAGTTGTCCAAGATGGGTTCGTCCAACATGCATGGACGACCGGAACCACATCCGCAGCCGGGAAGTCCTCTAATTCATCTGCGACTGAGGCTAGGACTTCACATTCGGTGTTGGAATATTCAAGCGCTTCGAGCGCCTGATTGCGGAGCAGCTTAACCACTGCTTCCCTGTCAATGTATTGAGCCATTCTGCTTTTCCCTCCTGATAATCCTCTGGCCCCGCGAGTTAGTCTCCCACATGTCCGGTTTTTCGGCTATGAGTCGCGCTTGTACAAACGCAGCTCTCTCTTCGGCGGTGTCAAAATAGGCCTTTTCGAGGCGCCCCAGGTGCCACCAGCTCACCCAAAATCTCTGATTCATGCTTTGCCCCCCAATTCCAGGTACTTTTGCAAGTACCAAACCGCTTTCTTCACGTCCTCTTCGGGAGTCTCGTGCTTCTTTTTGCAGCGCCAAAGGTACTTAAAGGCGTTGCAGAGGCAAAAGCCTTTTACATCCTCCGGCCCCATCGTGTCCAGCATCACGTCGATGCACTCGTACTTCCCCGCATAGTGGGCGGGATGATCCACTTCTTTTTGCTCGGCATCTTCTTCGGTTGCCGACTCAAAGAAGCTTTTACAAGTGTCAAACTGGCGCGTCCAGCGCCCGAAAGAGTATTTGCACGTCAGGCACGGGGTCCGAAAAGTCGAAACATCTTTGTATTTGCACTTTTCGCACGTATTATCATTCATTCTTTATCTCCTCCGTGTTATTGCGCGGCCTAAACACCGCCACCATGCTCGGAAAGGGCGCGCTGTTTTTGCTCCCGCCGAACTTCAGTCTCCCGCGCACGAACCTGATTTCGGCACGACCCAGAACATAGTCGTGGAACCATCGCGTGTCAGTTCTCGCTGGCAAAAGGCACACGACCGTGTTGCCGCGTTCAGCTTCGCGGCGGGCCTTGCGCACCCACTTGCCAATTTCCCGCCCATATGGCGGATTGCACCACGTTACGCTTGCCCAGTCCTGCCGCAAGCCGTCCTCATCTGGGGAGAAAAACACCTTGCATTTTGCGTTGCACTGTAAGGCGCACGCATCCAGCACAAACCCGAATTCACGGTTTAACTCGTCGTAAAAGCCTTGTGGTGTACTCCACAAATCCGTTTTGGATGAGTACATCCCGTTATTCATCATCGCACACCTCCACTGTCACTCCGTCCCGCCCATCGTACACAAAGCAGTCCTCAAAACCAACGACCCAGCGGTTATTATCGTTCGGCAAGAAGCCCGCCGCTTGCATCCCATCCAGGACAAACTTTTTTCCAAAGGCCACGTTGTCCTTGTCTCTTCGTCTCGTCCGTTCATGCCATGTAAAGCGGACTTTTACAGGCCCGGTTACAGGTGGCAGCCCCCGAAAGTAGAGGGCCACCGCCTGCGTGTAGTCGGACTTGACTTTGGCTCCTGCGTACCGATTTCGGCGGCACATGCCGATGTACTCATTTGCGCCGGGCAGCCGGAACGGGATTGTAACCGTCACACCCATCAAAAAGGCAGGTCCTCGTTGTCGTCAATCACGGCGAAGTCATCGTTTTCAGCCGGTGCACCGTATGCAGGCCGCTGTGCATCCGGAGCAGGTGCCGCAGCGCCTTTGCTTTCGCAAAATTCCTGCCGCTCCACGATGATGTCGAAGCTGTAGTGCTTCACCCCATCCTTTTCATAGCTTCCGGTCAAAATATGACCTTCCACCGCGATTTTAGTTCCCTTGTGCAGGAACTTGCCTGCGAACTCTGCGCTCTTGCCGAACGCCACGCAGCTGATAAAATCGGCATCGCGCTGGCCGTCTTTTCCGCGCTGCCGGTCAACCGCCAAGCGATACCGGGACACAAGCCCTCCCGCCTGCGTTTGCCGGGTCTCAGGGTCTGCCACCAGTCGACCGATCAAAATAACTTTGTTCATGCTTTTTCCGCCTTTCTTTTTGCAAAATTCGCGTCCTGCCACACAAAGCAGCGCTTCTTTTTGCTCCTGTTCACGATGGAAAGCGCCACAATGCGCTTTCCTTCAATCACAATTTTTTCCACCTCGAAACGGTCTTTACACCGCCAAGTTTTGCCGTACTCCTCAAGGCATTTGCAGTCTGCCGCTGCAACCCAGATAACCGGGGCGGTGTAAAGCTCACGCCCAATGCCCCAGTTAAAGCAGGCCCGTTTGAAGCTGTCCGATGCAAGACCCTTTTGCGACTCCGTGTTGCTTTCAGAGCCAGTGTCCTCCTTCTCAACCCACTGCTTTTTCTCCCCGTCCCAGATGGATACGATGCAATTCGCGTTGTCGCGGCAGTGGTGCCGCTGCCAATTCATCGGACCAATGGTCTCGTCCAAAATCGCCTGGTCGCACCGGGCATTTTTGTACAGCAGCAGGGATACACCTTCTTTCGTTGCCCGCTGCACCCGGCACTCGATTTCATCCGCGCGAAGGTCGCGGAATTTACAGTCTGCCATGCTCGCACCTCCTTACTTCACGTTCACGCTCAGGTTGTCCACCAGAGCGGCCCCGGGCACTTCAATGCCGGATTTAATCGCGGCCTTGATTGCGGCCTTATCGGGGGTTTTGCTGATCTTCTCGGCCACGTATTCCGCCGGGAGTGCAGCCTCATCAAAGACGGTCACAGCCGCAGAGCGCCGGAAGCTCACTGCGCACTTGTCGCTGCTAAATTTCTGCCCTGCAAGCGCATCGGAGAGCCACTTTTTAAGGCTTTCCGCCTTCTTCGTGGCCTTCTGCTCACGCTCTGCAAAGGCTGCTTTTTCTGCCTTGCAAGC